TCACCAGCAACCAAGACCTCAATACGTGCTACCTTGTCGGCTAACTCCCTGTCTTGTTGTTGGAGTTTAGCGAGGGAGTCCCAAGCGACACGTAGGAACCAGCCCAGTATCGTCATGATGAACCCGACTGCGATGTTGAAGAGGTCTTGAAAATCAGCCATCCCGCTTCCTTATTGGCTATTCAGTTGAGCTTCTAGTTGTTCTACACGTGCTGACAGTTCTTGGACTGCCTTTACGAGTGCAGGAATAAACGCTGTCTCTTTCATCTTGTAGTTTTCAGGGTCTGAGGTGTCGATGATAATTTGATCTGGGAACCCCGCTTGCTCCACTGCTTCTTGTACTTGCTGTGCGGAGAAACCTACAAACTTCTTATCGGATTTGTGGGTTCCGTCAGGGTCTGGCTTTGCGATAACAGTAGAACCATCAACATCATTATCATCGTATACATAATATTTGCTACGCCGATCAAAATAAAATGTTTTAGGCTCGACAAGGTTTAGGAAGTCAAGACCTAAATCTAAATCTGTGAGTTCAGTCTTATCCCGCTCATCTGAAGTGACTGACCAGTTAACCGCAACATAAGCGTTAGTAATATCATTATTGCCTACGACAACACGATTACTTTCGGAGCCTAGAGGAAAATCAAAAGGGGAAGAAAAGTTGCCAGCATTATGGCCTAAGCACAGATTATTATCCCCTGAAACAATGGAAACTCCTGCACTTCGGCCTACTCCAGTGTTATCTTCTCCTGTAGTAATGTTAGTAACGGAAAAAGCACCTATCCCAGTATTAGCTAATCCTGCTTCGATATCTGAAAGAGCATAGGCACCTACACCTGTATTATACGTGTTAGGATCAGTGTTTGTTACAATAACACTGCCCCCGCAATTATGACCTACATAAGTGTTGTGTGTCGATGGGCCAACAATGCTAAGACCCGCTCTGTACCCGATCGCCACGTTAATAGAGCCATTTGTAGCATTTAAACCTGCCTCACTCCCTACATAAACCGCATTGTCTTCACTTGTAACGTTTAATCCCGCATTCTGACCTATAACTACGTTGTTGTCCCCAGAAGAGAGATTTTTACCTGCGTCAATCCCGACAATAACGTTGTCAGTTGCGCTTGTTGTTGTTGCAATTGTAGGAGTGCCAGAAGCGTAACTAGCAAGAATTACATTGTTGGAATCGGCACGTACATAGCCGTTTGACTGAATACGTGCATACGTGTTTTCTACACTGTCTTCTAATACATCACCCCCAGCAGTTGCATAGATAGGAATTGCGTACTGGTTTGTGCTGTTTTCTGTAGTTCCGCCAGACTCGTCTAATTGCGTTTGAATATTAGAAGTCACACCATCAAGGTAGTTCAACTCCGTAGTACTAATGGTTGCGCCATCTAGGATGTTCAGCTCTGCGTCAGAGGCCGTCACTCCAGTTAGAGCTGTCGCAGTATCTGCGTTACCGGTAACATCGCCCGTCAGTGGCCCTACAAAAGAAGCGGCAGTGACTGTCGTGGTAGAATCAATCTTAGCACCTGTCACTGCATCATCAGCTAAACCTGCAGTATCAATCTGTGGTCCTTCCCCTTCAGTGCCGTCGTGGGTATGGCCTGTCGTTGAATTAAACGCCGCCTCAACCTGATTAAACTCAGCATTTAAATCATCAGAGTCAATAACTGCCCCGTCTACGATGTTGTCTTGTGCCTGTCTAGTGTAACCTGCGCCCACTGTGGTGATCTCCTATTACTGTCTATCGTCTATAGCGTATTCTAATACTGCAGTATCTAGTGTGAACACCGTACTTGCAGTTCTGTCGTCAATTCGTATTGCAACGGTCTTACCTGAACCAATTACGTTATTGTTGTACACCTTGTCTAGCTCGCCGCCGTATGTTGCTGTACCGTACGTCGCATCTAAGTTGCCGTAGAGGAATACATCAGATCCTGTCTGACTTACTGTGAACGGCTGTGGCTGAATCACCGTAGGACTTTCTTGGTCAAACAACAAACGGGTTGTTAGCTGGAACGATCCTTCTAAGTCTAGGTACAGAGCAAGTTTGTAGAAGGTCTTACGCATTTGCGGATCGTTAATCGGCATAAACGGTGACTGATATGTAGACTCTACGTTTGCACCGTCCCGCTGTACTGTCTGCTCAAGTTGGTAGACGTACCCATCATCGTTCGCAAAGACAATAACCTCTATGTCATCTACTAGAGCAGAGTCACATACAAACGCCCTGAACCCTTTTAGCTCTGCCCAGTTCAATCCTGTACCACCTTGGTCTACAAACTTAGTAGCCAACAAGCCTTTCGCTGAATCATCGGATACGGAGTCACTGTAACCGAAGATGCGGTACTGTGCTTTCTCACGAATGACTAAGCTGTGGAATGTAGTCGCATTACCCCTGAACGTCTCGTAGTTCTTCTGTATCGGCTTAGATGCTACATCCAATCCAAAGTCACCAATACGGTCAGTCGCACTGAGGAGTCGCAAACCGTCAGGTGCCATAAAGATGACATCACCACCAATCTCTTGGATTGTATCTGGCTGGATACAACCGATGTCTTCGGTGATCGGTTGGATTGCGAAGTCTGATGCAGTTGTACCTGAAAGCTGTACAATACGATCTCTACTGAAAATGATGAGATTCTGCCGGAATACCTTCAATCCTGTGATGGGGGAAGCTACATCAATAACTGCCGCACCACTTATCGCCGTGAAGTCTGTGTCTGTGAAGGGTGCGCTAATTATTAACTTCGTCCCATTCGCAAATGCTAGGGCTTTTTTGAAGAAGGCTACATGGCTTGACCCTTCAAGATCATCATTCACTGCAGACGATGCAAGGAATGAAAGTGTGCCTGCATCTACATCGTAGTAAGCTGGATAGTTCGCTCCATCCACAAACACCATCTTAGGTGAGCCGCCTAGGTCATATCGTGCGGTACGTACCTTACCTGCAGTCGTAACAGAAGCAGTGCCCTTACTTGTCCACCCGCTCCCTGAGCTAACTTGATATTCCCCAGAGCGTACTGCGATAACCTGCGTGTTGGCATCTGTGTTGACTACAAAGACACCTTGCACGTTGTTACTGCCGCTTAGGGTGTTTGTATCAAACTTCTCGTAGCCTAAGACTTTACGGTATCCACCTGAGAGTGAAGGCTCAAAGTTCTGCAGGATTGTTGCGGACCCAACAGCATTGATGCCCTGTTGCAAGGGGCTCAAGTTGGAGATCAAGCCTCCCCTGAATTCACTTACAAATGTCTGCCATTGTGTTGGCATCTACGTCGCTCCTAGTGAAGAGCCTGTTAGAAAGTTACCTCGGGGGATAACCGTGGATCTCATGTAGTTGTAGTTCTTGTTGATGTAGATAGTCCGCATGTGTTCGATACCAGTCGTAAACTTCTGGAACGATATCTGGGCTGACTGGTTATCCCCGCGGAATTGGTAGGTGTTGTACATCGCACCATCCACAATGATGTGCTTAAACTCTGGGGGAATCGTAGGTACGTCGTCAAAGAGCTCGAGATCTACAGGATTACGGTAGTATTCGTAAACTAACTCGTACGCCTTATCCGGTGCAGGAACCACGATGTACTCGAGGCTTGGTGCGAGGGCGATGTAGTCGGGAACCCTACGAGAGTTCACATCATCATTATACTCAAAATCTGCGTATCTATCAAGGTATTCAGAGTACTGAATCACACGGAGTTTCTTTGTTTCAACCTCGAGGTCATCATTCCTTCTGATGCGGAATGTCTGCTGGTTGATCGACTTCGTGTTGCTAGGTACGGCATAACGTACGGTGCCCGGAGTTAGGATGTCTTCCTGCTCCACGTGGTTGAAGGGCCATCCAAATTGCTCGTGGTTTATCTCGCGGATAGCCGCATTTACTGCGTCTTTCACGGAGGAGTAGAAGCCCACCGCAGTTGCGAAGTTGGCAGAGGTTAACTCCACCTCATTCAACCGACGGTTCACTTCATTGACAAGACCTAGGAAATTGTACGACATATTAGTTTTCCCTCACTGTAATCGTTACGGTGCGCTCTGTAGTCAGGCTGTTAGAGTCGATGATCCCTCACTGTAATCGTTACGGTGCGCTCTGTAGTCAGGCTGTTAGAGTCGATGATCTGGCAAGTTAACTTGTACTTCACGTTAGCAGTACCTAACCCTATGAAGATACTCGCCACAGTGTCTGTGTTCGTCTGGCTTACCTTCTGCAGTCCATTCACGATTAAGGCATTTGTGAACTCTGTCTTTACGCCATCCGCATCATCAATGAACCACGTCACAGATGAGATCGTTTTATCGCCTAGGTAGCGAGACCAATCAATGCTGTAATCTAGAGTTTCGTCAGGATCTTTGGTAGGCCACTTAAATGACATTATGCTCTTACCTTATATGTACGTGTCAATTGATTTGGTGCTTGCTCTATGTAGACAACACGGTTTCTGTCGTAGGCATCTCTGATAGCATCAAAGTCGAAGTCCGTGATGGAGATGGTGATTGTTCCTAGGGTTGCTGTAGCAGTGACTGCTGTAGGTGTTAGGTTAACATCCGTAGTAATCTCTACGGCATCCGACAGCGTAATCGTCGCACTAACATCATCGACACTGATGCTTGCCTTTGCGATGACTGTAATGTCACCTGCAGTGATCGTTGCAGGGGCAGCCTCTGCAGATACCGTAACGCCATTCTCAATGAGGACATCTTCAATGATGACTGTCGCATCGACACCTTGAATTGCAATGAGTGTCGCAACAGGTACTGCGACTGTACCTACCTGTCCTGTTGCCGTGACAGCATCTAAGGGGACTACAAGTTGTAAGCCTCGCCCTGTTGTCGAGAAGGGGACACTTGCAAAGGGTGCGTCAGAGAATGACATTCTAGGTTAGTCCCTCGTACCGTCTGGGCTGACAGGCCAGTCATCTTCCTGTAAGAACGGAAAGTTTGTATGACTTGTTATATCCCGGAGAGCCTGACGGTACGTCACCCACTCTGCCATTTGTGCATCCGTGAGGGGGCTGTCCTCCAGAACGGCCCAGTCGGAGTAGAACAGGATTCTATTTCTGCGAGTGCGTACGAGGTATGATGCTCTTTCTTCGGTAGTCATGATGATCTATCCTTCCTTACTGTTTGGGTAGCACAGCCGCAGGCGGCGTGAAGTTAGCGGTGTATCGGGCGACACCTTTGGTGATGCGTAGGTCGTCGATGTAGCCGTTAAAGTATTCAGCGAGAGTTCCAGTCGCCCCAAGAACGCCAACCGTAAATGGATCAGAAGTATTGGAATAAAATGAAGATGACACGGTGATGCTAAAATCTTCTACACCATTTACAAAAGACTTAAAGCTAGTTCCACTTTTTGCCACAGCCACATGTGTCCACTCATTTGTACTTATTGATATTGTGCCGATAGTTTCTACAATTGTGGCAGATTGACCATCGGTGGTATAAATAAATGCTATGTGGTCATCTTCTAAGTAAAAAATATAAGAACGTCTATTTGAAGAAAAGTTGTATACTGCGCAAATTGCTTGTGTGCCTGAAACACTGGTAGGATATATCCAAGCCTCAATGGTAAAGTCCCCAGAAGAAATATCAAATAAATCTGAATTTGGAGCTTCTAAGTAATCCCCCGTCCCATCAAACTGCATAGAGCCTGTGCCGTACTTCTTCACTGAGTTCTCAACGTGTGCATCACCGACTGTCTCCAAGACGTTACGCCCTGTGCCGTCATAGATGCCTGCGTTGGTGAAGTTGAGGAGGAGGGATGTGCTGTCTGTCTTGGTTAGTGGTGCTGTTGGCGGCGTGAAAGCTGAAGTGTAGACAGCCTCGCCTTTAGTGATGCGGAGGTCTGACATAGAACCGTTGAAGTAGTTTCCGTTAAAGATACCAGATCGACCGATAGAAAAGTTAGTGTCACTGGGAGTACTTATTGTTGCAGTTCCCTCAGATACACCATCAATATACAAGGTTCCTGTACTTCCGGATTTAACTGCCGCAATGTGATGCCAAGTGCCTGCGGATATTGTGGAAGATGACGTAATTTGTACTGCTCGACACCAGAATCTGACATTACCTGCCACCTGCCCAATAATCAGTGAGTTGGGATCGCCATCATAAATGCCTAAGAAATCTCTCGTGCCAGATGCGATAGTGCTAGCGTTTACCCACAGCTCAACAGTAAAGTCTCCGCTTCCTAAAACAGCGTCAGAATCGCCATCAGATACAACTAAGTAATCCCCACTACCATCAAAATACCCACTACCACCCTTCGTCGCAGGATCGTATGCGGTGCTTGGTGCGAATGGAGAGAATGGGGTGACTTCTGTATCACCGTTGACTGTGATGCTGTGAGCGTTACTACTGTTGTCTACAAAGCGATTGCTCTGGCAGGTGAGTAGGCTTGTGTTGGTGATTGCTGTCAGTGGTTCTATTGGAGGTGTAAAGGCGGAGGTGTAGAGGGCTGTTCCTTTAACGACTCTAAAATTTGAATAAATACCATTAGTATCTTGGGTATTATTTACTCCGTTTCCGCCAATGCATATTAGCTTGTTTGTAGAAATGTTGGTTGTATACGGGGCTGATGCTATTTCAATCCCATCTAGATATATTTTAATAACGCCATTTTCTCGAACTACGGCGTGGTGTTGCCATACGTTTGGAGTAATATTAGTATTCCCTACAGCAACGTCAGCATCTTGCCACAACCACGGAGTAAGTGTTCCATCCTGTAATCCATATCCAATATAAACAGGCGTGGGATTCAGGTTCCAAAAAAATTTATAGCCATTGCCGCCTTTATACAGAAGCCAAAATTCTACGGTAAAATCACCTGTACCAAATGCAAAATCGGCGCTTGTGGGGCTTTTGAGTGTATCACCGCTCCCATCAAAGTAATTCCCCCACTTACCCTCATCCTGCGAGAATGGCGAGAAGCTACCCTGCGTTACGTTACCGTTTCTGGTGATCTGACGGGTTGGGTGTGAGCTATCAATGAAGCCGATGTTGCGGTTTGCTCCACGGTTCTGGAGTGTCAGGAGTGATGTACCAGAGACAGCCGTTAGGGGTGATGTAGGGGGTGTGAAGTTGGAGGTGTAGAGGGCAGTGCCTTTGACGATGCGAGCATTTGAAATGTACCCATTTATTGCATTACTAGCAGTAGAGTTAAGAGTCGTGGCGGCAGTTGAATCCATAGAAATGGCACCAGTATATGTAGAGCCTTCTTGAGTTCCATTTAAGAACAGTTTTATTGACCCAGATGACCCACTTAGTGCTATATGATTCCAAGTATTGGCCTGCACAGTTGTTGTGCCGGCAATGTCAAATGCGTTCCCAGAAAGATTAGCTTTAACAACGCCGCTTTCAACTCGCAGTACATATCCATCATTTGCGTTTTCATAATTACTAATAATGACGTTGTCGGTAATTATGGTGTTAAGGTAAAACCAACACTCAATAGTAAATTCTCCAGTGCCAACATTTAAGCTCGCATCGTTAGCAATACTTAAATAGTCGCCACTCCCATCAAAGTACCCACTCCCTGTCACCGTGTCTGTGTCGGCAAATGGAGAGAAGCCACGGATTGCTGAGTTGCCAGTGACCGTGATGGTGTGGTCATTACTGCTGTTGTCTACAAAGCGATTGCTTTGGCAGGTTAGGACTGACGTGCCTGAGATTGCTGTTAGTGGTTCTGTAGACGGTGTAAAGTCTGTAGTGTATACCGCTGTTCCTTTGACTAAACGTAAGTTGGAGATATAGCCATCAATCTCAGAACGATTTGCTCCATCCCAGTTACCTCCTCCAACTCTGAAGCCGTTTAAGCCCCAATTAAATGTCATTGTTGATGGAATTGTTGTAGAGGCTGTCTCAACTCCGTCACGAAACATTTTCAATGTAGTTGAACTATCTCTTACGACAGCAATATGTATCCAAGTATTTAACGGGTGAGTTGTAGAATCAACAAATCTAAAATTGTTATTGTCTCTAGCAGTTATAATAAATTTATTATTATTGGAAGCGTTGTCAGTGTTGTGATTACCAAACGCTAAACTACCTGCCGTTGTATAACTGGGGTTTGCGTTTCCGCAAATTATCGGGTACGCATTATTTTCACTGCGAATATACACCCACGCTTCAAGTGTAAAATTACCAGTTCCGCAATCAAACGAAGTGTCACTTGCCGCACTAAGGTAATCGGTAGTCCCGTCGAAATCCACAGACCAACTCTCGTTGTACGGGCTGAATGGTGTGCCGTGTACGCCACCGACTGGAGTGATGTCGTGTGCATTAGTTGAGGCATCGCCAAAGGCGTTGTAGAGCATCGCCTCGTTGGATGTGTCGCCTTGGAGTAGGAGCGTGGTGTTGGCAAAGAACTCGTCAGCAATAACAGCTTCAGGCCAGTTGTTGCCAAGGATCGCCCTGCGTATCTTCTTCAGAGTCCAGATGCCGTCTGCGGTTGTTGTGTTGGGGAACTGTGCCATTAGAACGTGATGCTCCCTGAGGCTGTAAATGTGTAAATCGTGTCTGCGCCGTCAGTAGTGACGGTTGGTGATCCGGTTGTTGCGGAAGCTGTTACTGGCGTTCTAATTATAATGACTCCTGAGCCACCGTTGCCGCCTTGTTGTCCGGTATTAGTATTCACATATCCACCGCCACCGCCACCGCCGCCTGTGTTTGCAGTACCGTCAGTTGCTTTGGTGTTTGTAGTGATTCCTGCGCCGCCGCCGCCCAGACCGCCAGATCCGGCAGTAGAGGTTCCATTTCTTCCGCCTCCACCGCCGCCTCCAGCGTAGTATGTGGCTGTGCCAGTAATCGACACTTCTAAACCATCCCCGCCGTCACCGCTTACTGTAGCTGTTGCGTTTTGGCCCGCCGCACCTGCACCTCCACCTCCGCCTGAGGCATCTACTCCAGATGCGTCACCGCCATCATTTCCTTGCCCTGATGTCCCTGCTCCGCCTGTGCCGCCGTTGGCCTCGCCACCGCCACCGGAGCCGCCAGAGCCAGCATCAGATACGTTGTTCGCAAAATTACCGCCGCCATTGCCACCACCGACAGCAGTTGCAGAAATTGATCCGCCAATTAACGAAGAATCTTGGCCGTCAGTACCATTCTCTGCAGAGCCGTTATTGTAACCTATGCCTCCAGTGCCGCCAGATCCTACTGTTACTGTGTAGGTTGTTGATGGTTCTACGGCAACACTTTGCTCATATAAAAGCCCTCCAGCTCCGCCGCCGCCTCCAATAACTCCACCGCCACCGCCGCCACCTGCGACAATGAGATAATCAACAACAATACCTGCAATCGGCCAATCACCACCCGCCTCTGCCTTATAGACATCTCGCAGTGACCAAACGTCTGATGCTGATGATGAGGTTGGGTAGGTCATTAGAACGTAATACTCCCTGAAGCAGTAAATGTGTAGATGTTGTAAGAGCCGTCGGTTGTTACAGTAGGCGAGCCTGTGGTTGCTGAGGCTGTCTCTAGTGTGCGGAGGATTACTACTCCTGAACCGCCGTTGCCTCCGTTATCACTAGACTGTTCACCCGTGCCACCACCGCCACTACCAGTGTTAGCTTGTCCAGGCTGTGAAGTTTGGGAGTTACCATCCCGTGTAGCTCCTCGCCCTCCACCACCGGTGCCTCCGTCTCCCGCGTCTCCATAACTACTACCGTGACCACCACCACCACCTCCACCAGCTC